CCTTCGCCTAGTAAACCAAACTGTTGTGTTGCCTTATACTTGACATACAACTGTTTCTTTTCTTTGGTAATCCTACGCAAAAAAGCAAAGTAAATAATCTGTGTGAAGTAAGCAAATGGGTTCTTTGATTTCGTTTCGTCAAAGTTACGGAAATATTGAATACAGTTCTCAATACCATCTGCAATCATTTCATCACGGAATGAATACGATACAAAGTTAGGCTTACGGGATAAATGTTCTGCAATTTTAAGGAAACATTCACCAACATAATTTGGGATTGGTGGATCTTCCTTGTCGTTCTGTGCCGCCTCTTTACATCTTTTTTTATAATCAATCAGAGATGCTAGAAAGTCAGCATTGTTGACATAGTGTTTTTTACTCATAATATTCTAATAGTCCTAATTTTTTACCACTCAATTCGATGGTAACTCTACGAAACAACTCAAGCACTCTTTTTTTGTATTCAAAGCCAAGCAAACCTGCCTTCTCAGCCTTGTCATACGGTGGAACTCTATTCTTGGAATAATACTGGTCAGCAGTTAAATCAATTATCTTACCTGCTTTGTCTTGAACCCACCAATGATATATTTCACCATCAAATCCTCGGTACATATTAAGTGCCTTGGATCCAAATACTTTATACAAACAACCTGCCGCATTGTGGCAATGTCCAAAGGTCAGATTGATTTCATTCTTATCCAACCAAGACCTAGGAAGCAAATCAGAGCTGAGATTCTTCAAAATCAGCTCTGATACTTTCTTTAAGTTGTCATCATTATATTCTAACATATCAATCATTATATCACAAATTTCTTATAAAGCAAGCAATTAAGGATATATTGCTTACTATTGCCTCATTTACTGCTTGACAAGTGTTACATTAGCGGTGTTCCGTTTTCAGATTAATGTAATAGCTTCTTCTTTACATCTTTCCTAAGTTCTTCTAATTCTTCCATCGCCTGCAGTTCTTCTTCTTCGGACATCTCATCATCATACTCATCAGATATATCTGTTAGAGATTCTCCGTGCATTTCTTCTTGTAACATATCCTCTTGCACTTCTTTCACAGAGGTAGTATAGTATTCAATAATCTGTGCCTTAGGTTGAAAGACTGAAAGTATATCTGCTTCAAACAACCAAGCTTCATTCTTTTCTACCAGTTCTAATGGCAACCAAGGACTCATCAACATGACTGCTCTGCCAGTAGGCATTCTTTTAAAGATTAAACACATTGGATTGGTTAGCAATACCGATGCATCACCTTCAACCTGTGTATAATCTGCAATAACATCTTCGCCACTTTGTAATCTTAGTATTTTAATATTATCCATTTTTTAGCTCTATGTTATAAAATTTATAGTTGAACTTTTCTTCATCGTATATTTTAACACGCTCAATAAAATGTTTCAAGGTGTAATTGGCAAATTTGCCTATACGAAAGTCATCAGATATATCAAATAGTGTTGCTTCTTCTTTATCATCTCCTAAACGAAGCCCACGACCAATCGACTGAAGATTTCTAACACGGGATTTTGACGGGGAAGCAAAGATGATATTGTGAAGATTTCGTATGTTAACGCCAGTAGAAAAAGTGCCATAAGAAGCAACGATGATAGCATCTTTTTCTTTTTCCGTAATTGCACGGATTGATTCTCTGACATCGACGTCGGTGCCTCCATAGACAAAGAAAACTTGGCGACCTTTCGCCTGTTCTTGGATTATATTGTGTAAATCTTTACCATGCTTCTCAACAAATTGGAATAGCACTAGAGAATTACCTTTTAAAGATAAGACTAGGTTTTTCATAAACTCATTTCTAGCCTTGTTCATAACTATATATTCAACTTCAGTATTGTAGTCCCAATCACGAGCAATCTTACAGACTGCTTCAGGATATTTAAGAATCAAACACTTAATCTTAAATGCAGCCAATTGGCCTTTATCAATCAGTTCTGAAGTTGATGTTGCTTTGAATACGGGACCAAACAAACCTTCTAATACTAGTTTATGTGTTTGTGTGCCATCTAATGTACCTGTGCAACCAATACGATACTTGGCATTGGTGCAACCTGATAGAATAGTTGTTAATGACTTGGCTTTAAATTGGTGTGCTTCATCACCTAATACAAAATCATATTGTTCAAAGTATTCTGGTGGGTTCTTGTAGATAGATTGCCATGTAGTGATGGTCAAAAACTTATCTGTAACCTTGTCTTTACCTGCATACTGTCGGTGACAATATTTTTCAGAATCATATCCATAAGACACAAAATCAGAATACATCTGTTCTACTAATGAAGTAGTTGGAACAATTAATAGACCTTTCTTGTGGTCCATGTCCTGTATCATTCTAAGAATGAGATATTGTATTAGTGATTTACCTGAAGCCGTAGGTGATAGTAATAGAATTCTTTTGTTACGAATTGCATGAACAAAAGAATTGATTTGATAATCTCTTGGCTCATGTGGTAAACCAAGAGTTGCAATAAACTTTTGAGCCTCTGCAACTGAGAAGTTTTCTGTAATAGATACTTCAGAATCTACTTCTACTTGATATTGTCTTTCATCACAAAATTTTTGAATGTATGGAACCAAACCATGGTAAATTCCCATGGTTCGTAAATCCAACAATCTTATTTTGCCATCCCAATATCTTGCTTTAAATGCAGGAGTGAATTGGTGTCCAGGCACATAAAATGTGAAGTAGTCAGAAAGTTCTTGAGCTATGTTGCGTTCACAATGAACACGAATATAAGCTTCATTAACTTTCTCTAATCTAATATCAGACACCTTGTATAAACCGCTCCCAGGCAATAAAGTCCCTCAACTGGAAAGTCCTACTATTCAATTCTTTAAGAATACTTTGGCACACATCTACGATTTCATCGTGTAACATTTTACTTGCCACTAAACGATTCAAATCTTCATCACTATCAAAGTATGTAGTAATCTCGGATTTCAACACAAATGGAAATGGTTCCCATCCATAATGTTTAAGTGATTCATCATCCATTTTACCTGTATAGTATTCCCACTTTACTTTCTTCATTCTGTTATACTTGAACTCGGCTTCTTTTGCCAATAGGCGATGCCTTGAAAGTATGTTCAAGTATTTACTATGCAGTTGTGGAATATTGGTAAGTTCTTTACCTGGCTCAGTTCTATCAATGACAGAATCTTTTGCCCACATTTCTAATAATTCATCAAGTTTATTCATTACAAATCCTCCTTATAGGAGTGTATCACAGTTAATCTAGTTTGTCAACATTAAAATAGGAATATCTGAATGTGGCATCGGCAGTCATTATGGTATCTGGTGTATCAGATGCCGACATAACAAAAGTTGATAGTGTGGTAGGGAAAACTTCATAGAAAGTAAATCTATATGTTGGATTATTTGCCGATGAAAGTATGGTAATACTAGCGTCAGAATATTGAGGTTGTAAGCCAACAGATTGACGAATGCCGGCAGTCTTACTTAACAACCCTAGATTTTGATATTCTTTGAAGTCGGTTGGAAAAGTCATGCCACGAATCCAATCATGTATGCCTAACCAAGCCTTTAGTTCTTCATCAATCATAAAAGTTACATTTAATAGGTCATAGATGGCCTTTTCGCCTGGTCTATACAAATCTACAAATGGTGTATTTTGTGGAACTTCAGACATTGAAATACCAGGAACACTTACTGCTTGGCAAAAGTATTGCATATCTGGCAACCTACTAAAGCTCAATTGGAACTTATTTGGATGTAAGAAGTTTGGATTAGCTGGTTTTGAATTGATTGCTGTCATATCTGTATTTATAAAGCCAAAAAAAAGAGGCACCGAAGTGCCTCTCTAATAACTCTCTTAACGGAGTTTTTAATTACATAATGTTCGCAACTACGAATGAACGATAGTAGTTGTTTGATTGAACAGTCAAAGCACCTAAACCTTGACTTGTACCTTCTGCGAATGGGTTAGCAACTAGACCGTAACGGGTCTTGAAACCAATCTTAGGTTGGAAAGTACCTGTATCAACTGCACGAACCATTTGTAACGGAACGTATGGGCAATAGAACAGACCAGCGTCATAGGCGTTTGTGCCTTTGAAACCAACAACTGCAAATTCATTAGTAGAGTTTGTTTGTGCATATGGGTCAATATAAACCTTGATACGACCAAACATTGTACCAGCAAATGTGTTACCTGTATCGTCAACTGTCAAGTTAACTTGGCTATTCAAAGCAGATTGATAGTCAAGCAAACCAGCCATTGCAAATGCAGAAGCTACGTCAGAAGAAACGATGAGGATGTTACCTTTGCCGCGACGTGTTGTCTTAGCAATAGTATTAGCTTCAC